TGTTCCTGATGCGTCCGGACGCATAAGAGCGCTAAGACGTGAATTCGCAAAGCGATATTCATCGTACCGGCCTTGATAGCCGAACGCCACGATGTCGTTACCGTCTGAACTCAACCAGATTTCTTTGTTGAGAACGCTTTGCTCGCCAATTTGCGCGAGTACAGGATAGAAGAAGTCGTAGCGCGTGGATTTACTCCACATGCGATCGACACCCTGCGAGTATGTGATGTCGCCACGGACGTTCATGAGCCCTATCAGGCAGCCGTGTTCGACGAACGATTTAGAAAATGAGTGTGTGCCGGATACCGTTCCGAAGCCGGCCAAAAGGCCGAGAGCATCGTCGGATGCCGGTGTTGGTTGACCGGATGTTTGTGCGACTGGTGTGACATTCACTGATGATGATCCGCCGCCGAGGAACTCGGCGCGTTGCAGTCTGAAATCCGGTGATGTTACGCCCCAATGGGCTTTCAATGTTTCAACGTAGCGAGTTCCAGCGCGAGCGTCCCGCTCGAGTAAGCGCTGGGTTTGGAATGCGAGGCGAATATCGTTAATTGTTGCGGCTGTTGCGTTCGTTAAGTCCGCATAGATATCGGGAAAACCCGATGACGCCGCTGTGCCTTCGACATTCCAGGTGCCGGTGCCCGTCATGTCGCGAGAGATCGCGTACGTAGGTGTTAGGCCGCCCGTTTCGCGTACCGCCGTAGACGTGTCTGGAAAGACCCCGGTACCGGCAATGCCGATACCGAGGACGTCAGCACGCGTACCCAGAGGGAGTGAGACGGCCGTGCCTTTTTGAGGTGATGGTAAGCAAGAGGTAAAGTAATCGTGCCGCTTCCCGCGCACGAGTGGATTTGATACGTACCCCGCTTCCGTATTTGTATCCGGGCCGTTGCCATTTGCTACCACTAATGAGTCCTGCAAGTTTTCGTCCCGGAACCATTCGTTCCAGATTTTTCGGTAGGCCCGGAAGGGTAATGCGCTAACGCTTGTTGTGTCTGTTAGGAGCCCCGGAGGGAGTCCCATATAGTCCGCGACGTGTCCGGACAAGATTGTTGAGTTCCCGGATAAAACCGGGATCGTGTAATCGATTGAATCGCCCGGATCGTCTTGTGCCCCATGAAACCTTTCAAAGTTCCCCCAGATTGTCCGGTAAGGAACGAAGAAAAAGAAGGTTTCGGCATACATGTTATCGAGGATTGGATGGATTGGTGTTGCCAGGCGCATGAAGAAATTCGCCTGGACGTTAAAGGTATCGCCCGGAATGATATCCATTAACAGGATTGGGACAAGCCCATCGACGTCAAACGTCGTTTTTAATCCGTGCGAAAGATTGAACGAAGACCGCGGTATATCCGCGCGAGGCACTTGCGAAAACTGATGTTGTGATTTCATTGTGTCAACCCTAATGGTTTGATTTTATCCAGTACTTCGTCAGCCATCGCTTGGTCAACCTCGCTAATTCTGCCGCGGTTGACCTCGCGTGATTTTGCGACGAGTTCGAGTGCCGTTGAGAGACAATCTTTATTTTCTGTTTGAATTTTTGCTGTCGCGTCGTCGTATGTGCCGAGACGGAACAGCGAGTAATCTTCGGGATGCACCGAGATTGGATGCTCCGTGCCTGTTGCGATATCTTGAAATTGCCGAATCGCTGCCGCGTCTGCTGTTTCGAAAAACGGACGCGAATATAGGCCGGATGCTGTGTCATAGATTGTGTAGATATTAAGTTTCATTAGAGTTCCCTTGTTTTACTGCATTGTTTTGCCTTTGCGACCTGATATTTATCCATGAGTCGTTCAGGCGTAAAATCGGCCGCATGTGCCATGATGAATCGTTTGCGCATCTGCTTAACCATTTCAAGTTCGTCCGGATTTTCTTTTTTGAGTATCGTTTCATAATATCGAGGAACTTTGTTTATGATTCCTTTTCCCGGTACTGGTGATTCGTCCGAGGGAAAGAAATCTGATTTATATTTATCGTAAAAGTCTTTACCGATTCCCGGTTTCAGAGACATTGTTACGTAGGGGGGTCTGACCCAGAAGCAGACGCCGTATTCGTCGCTGCGTAAGTAGGTTTCTTCCGCTTGTTTGCCGTTGATTTTTTTAAGTATATATCCGGCAATGTATGACGCGGTATCGAAGTTAAGTTCACCGATGGTAGAGAAACCATAGGGCCAGAGTTTTTGAAGAGTTGGTGAGTAGTAAGTACATATCCCCTCATCGTCAGAGTAGAGACACTGATCGGGGAATGAGATATTGAAGAGCGCCGCATGATAGTGCGGCCTAAGTGTTTCGTCCCCGTATTCTCCGCAATGGAAGTATCGTATTTTTTGCGGATAATGCTTTCGGAGACGTTTAATGAATTTTTGGAAGTGTTGTCTATTAAGTGAATAATCGTCTGGGACGAATTGGCCTTTTTTAAGTTGCTCCTTTGTACACTCTGATTTGTCCCGGTACGTGAGAGTGATAAAGGAATTGCCGTAAAGATCGACATGCAGACTTGCTTCATGGGTAATTCGCATAGCCCACATGAGAGTCCGATCAAGACGGCAACCAAGGCACTGGCCACAAGCCACTTCCAGTTTTTCCGGGGCACCCGAGGCGGGTCGTTTAAATACGAGCCCGCCATTATGACGATCTTTGTACCCTTTCAGGGGTGAGTAGCATGGCATTCGTCATAAACGAATGCCGCCGCGTTGCGGCCGGCTACGTGTATTTTTTGAATGGGTGCCCGAGTTTCTGGCGAAGTTTTTACGTGATTTTTTGCGCGACATTTTGCGACGTCTCATGATTCAGCCTCATACGCGAACGAGCAAAGCTCTGCCATGTTCCGCGAGTTTTGAGAGATTGTTGCTGGTGTGGAATTGAGATTTACGAAAGAGCTGTCCCCGTCAACGCCGCATTGCAGCGATGTGACGGAGCAGCCCATTAGCGCCAGAAGGGAAATTACTAGCGTAATTTTGAGTTGTTTCATGCGTCCTTTGTAGCATGTTTTCGGTTTAGATCTAAACCGTTATTTATAAGGTATTGTTTTGTTTAGTGTTTTTTTTGTCTTTTTGAATGATTGCGAGCCGTATCCCACCGGGCTTCATGCTTACGCCCAGGGGGATCGACCCGCTGTTTTTGAAAAGACTTTTTTTGCTAGGTGATTAGTGTCACCTAGCCAGTTCCCATCAAGTAGGGGGGACTGTCGGAGTGTCCTCCGTTTTTGGCGGCTCAGACGCCGCCTTAGCCGCTTCCGCGGCTTTAGCCGCCTCGGCCGATGCCTCGTCTGCTTTTATTTTTCCGCTCGTCTCCGCCTCGCTCTTGGCTGCTGCCGCTGTTTCATCGGCATTGCCGGGTTTTGTTGAGATATTTTGACGACCGGGTGCCGCTAACGCGGGCAGGAGTTCGCCAAGGCGATCCTTGTTTTCCGGGTCGTTTACGTATTTGAAGAACGCGCCTTGTGAATTATTGAATTCTGCGCGTATTTCTGAAGGTAGGTCGTCGAAGATTTCGCGCCCTTTTGTCAGCATGAGTTGCGCGCCGAAGAAGTCGAACGCGCTGAAGTCCGCATAGCGACCTTCATGCTTATTAAGGTGAGATATCGTGCCCGTTTTTTGGGCACGTTGCAGTAATTTATTGATGTCAGTTTCGTCCATAAAGGACTGTTTTGTCCGACCATTTTTATTGTTCGGTTTTGCTCTCTTAAGCATTGACATTTTATTGCCTCGTGATTTGCCGGGCTGTATTTGCCGGCGATTGATAGAGTTGTGCGCGACGAAGGAGCTTGCCTTCCGCGCCTGAGTAGATTTGTGCGTCCAGCACTTTAAGTTGCTGGTCGATTTGAGTTTGCAGCTCGGCTTGAATAGCATGTTGCCGAGCCGTGTTGGTTTGCTCATAGAGCATTATTTTTTCCAATCTGATTTTGTCCATTTGAGCAATCATCAGACCTTTTTCGTAGTTTATTTTTTTACCTTGCCGTTGGTTTTTTTCTGTTTGGCTGGCTTGCATTGCGCCGGATACTCCGGCCGCGCCTACATTGCCCATAGTGGCCATAGCGCCGCCGGGTGTCGAAGCATCGAATTTTCCGGCGAGTATTGGATTAATGCCAGCCTTTTTTAAGTCGGCCATGCGGCGTTGAATTGCCGTATCCGACATTCGCTCCTGAAAGTCGCGATTGCGTTGTGCCTCTTCGCGGTTTTCGCGATTGGCTTTAGATTGTCCTTTTGCAGAGAACAGCCCGCCGACCACCGGGCCGGCGATGCTGGTAAGCGCTTTGCCGAGCCATGACCACATTACAGGCGATCCAGATTCCCTGGTACGCCATAGGTTGGCATTGGCCGAGCCGCTTTAATGCGGAAGAATATATCCGCAATGAAGTGAGGTTCTGTGTTGACCGCTATTGCGCGGTCAAGAGGTACGCTGGTATTCGCCTCAATGAATGATGCGTTGAGCGCTGGACGGATTGCGAAGTCCTCCGATAGATGCCAGCTAGCCAGTGTTCCTGATGCGTCCGGACGCATAAGAGCGCTAAGACGTGAATTCGCAAAGCGATATTCATCGTACCGGCCTTGATAGCCGAACGCCACGATGTCGTTACCGTCTGAACTCAACCAGATTTCTTTGTTGAGAACGCTTTGCTC